GCTAATTCAGTTTCGGCAGCGAGACCATGGGCTGCTTTCAAGTCTTGTGCCAATTCCATTGAGTATTCTGCTTTCAACGCACGAGTTTGTGCGGTAACAGTAACTTTTTCAATCGAGAATGCCATTTCTTGGAATGTGTTACCACCAGCACCGTCACCCAAGGCTTCAGCAGTACCAGTATTCATTGCGACAGTAGGAGCAGCGTTACCTGTAAACAGATAGTCGGTGGTGTTACCAGAAACAACCATTGAACCATCAATGATGACACCCTTAGTACCAGAGTGTGCAGTGTTTGCTTCGTTGTAGAATGCTTCAGTACCACCTTGATTTGCGAAACGAGTACGCATTGCGAAAATCAAACCAGTAGGACCAGTCATTGGCTGAACGCCGCAGATGTCATACGCAATCAGATTAGGCAACGAACGACGAACCAAACTGATTAAGATTGGATCAAAACCAGCTACAGGACCTCCGGCGGCGTTACCACCAGAAAAACCTGTAGATCCCATAGAGTTGGTTGGACCAGCTTCTGTCAGCATACCTGATGCTTTTTGCATTTCAACTGCTTGATTCTCAAGAATAACAGCAGTTACAGCTTTACGGTATGGGTCTTTAATTGAGGGCAGGTCTGGATGTTCCAGTACACCTTCCCACTTTGATTGTAAACTTTCGGATAGATACATTTGTTTCTCCTATTTTTGTTGTAATTAAATTCTTGTTTTGGAAATTGCATTAGAAACTGCTGCAACGAACGGGTCGTGTATAGCAACTTTCTTATCATCATCTTCCATGACTTCATTGAAGTGAGTAATTGCAGACTTCTTAACACCTGATGGGAAATAGTTCTCACGCAATGTTTCAAGTTTCTCTGTGTATTCTTCCTCTGTGGAGAACTCTACACTCTCTGCGAGTGTTCTGATTTTTTCAACTTGAGTTGCGGTCAAACCTTCACACACTTCACGTGTCAGTTCTGACTTAACGGCTTCAACGAGTGCTTTCTTATACTCGATGTTTGTTTCAATTTCTTCGTTGAGTTGTGTTTCCAGTTCTTCAACTTTGGAAGCCAACTCATCGATTAGATCGACTTTTTCTTCTGGAACATTGATATAGTTCTCAGCGAATAGGTTACGTAGACCACCGATAAAGTCTTCAGTGATTTCTGAACGCAGACCAGACTCGATAGCGATTTCGTTATCGTTCATCCATTGGTCTACAACGTAGTTCAGATAGTCATCAACTTTTTCTGTGAGGTCAGATTTGATAGCATCAATTGCTTCTTCAAGCATACCAGCATACTCTGATTCAATTTGCTCTTCAATTTGTGCAACACGGTCAAATACACGTGCTTCAAAAATGGTTGCTGCTTTGATTTTGAAGTCTTCCGAAATAGTAGTATCTTCAGCAAACAGTGCTTGAATATCATCGTGCATTTGTGCTCGCAATTCATCAATCAATGAATACTCTTCTTGGTCATACTGTTCGTAATCTTCTTCTTTCAACGATGACTTCAATCCCTTTTGTGCAGTCTTGGTAAGTTTTCCTGCTTTAGTTACCATGTTAGGATTAGTTGATCTATTTGCACGATATTTCATTGAATCTGAATCACCATAAGTATGTCCTAGTCGATTTGCACCTTTGCTATCGGCAGCACCTTGAACGGCAGCAGCAGATTTAGCATCCTTAGTTTTCTTCGCATGGTCTGCAAACTTTTGTGGGTCATGTGATTTACCATATGCATAATCCGAATCTGGATCAGCCGCAGAACGAGCGGCAGAGGCTAAAGTTTTTGTTGAGATTTCATCAAGTTGTTCTTGATCTTCATCATCTTCAAATTCTTCATCTTCTTCACGCATGGTGTTTTTACCAACGTGATTCTGTGTATCCGAAGATGCATCAGATGGTTTTGTAGTAGGTGCAGTAGCACTTCTTGCTGCTCTAGTCGTGTTGAGTTTAGCAGAGTTGTCATCAGGTTTATAGTTCTCTGGTGTTGGTCCGCCAACATCAACGTAATTTGCACCGTCTAGTTTTTGTGAAGGCATACCAGACGCTCTGCTCTTGCTGCCTGACAGAATTTCGGCTGCTGCTTCCATTAATTTGTTTGTTGCCATTGGGATATCTCCTTATGTTTTCTTATTTATAAATTTTAAAGTTTTGATAGATAATTTTGGAATAATTTTAAAGCAACTTCTTCTATCTGTTTGGAAGATGCTTGTTTAATCTGTGATTTAGCATAGTCAAAGTCTCGTTCTACGAAATGTCCTTCAACCATCACCCATTCTTTATTTTCCATAATGCCATTTACAAAAGCACCAGGAGCAGATGGATCTGCAACAATGTCAGCCGCAGTTGCTAATCTTAAATCATCTTGAACGAGGTTATATCCTTCACGTGTCTGTATAACAGAACCCAAAGCACGTGAGGAAACACCAATCGAAACATCGTTCTCTAAAAAGTTTTTAACTATTTGTCCATAAGGAGTTTCAAGTATTAATGCTTTACCATAAAAAGTATTGCCATCTTCAACTAAAGAAACAATTTTATGTGACACACGTTCCAGATTTAATGATGGTGTATCGGGATGACCAAGTTCTCCAAGAGCACGATTGGTTTTGATATACTCATCATTGTAACGTGTAACTTCATTACGCAATGTATCCATCTTATACATGCGATTGTTTTTATTTACTTTATCTCCGACCAAAAATGTGCCTTCAATATACAAATTCTTTTTGCCAGTGGCTTCGTTTATCACTGAAAGGTGCTTAACATTCTCTACGGTTTCTCGTATAAGTTTCATTAGATTGTTTCTCCTGTATATGGATCAACATTATATCTTGCTTCTTTACTTACTTCCATAAACAATGTTCCACCTGTTGTGATAGTAACATTAGCATTTGCCCATGTTCTATTGGCATTAATTGAATAACCCCATTCATCAAGACGAGCTTCACCTGTATTATGAAGGGATGCGATATTAGCACTGTTTCGATGAATTTGAATGGTGCCATTCGTAGACCAATTCAATCGTTTAATTTCAAAAGCAGTAATACTTTCCGTATTAGGACTTGCTCGTAAATCATTGTTTGAGAAAGCATAAGTGCCGATACCTTCAACTCGAATAATTGAAGTGCCTCGTAGTGTGTTGTTAAATTCAATGGCCATTTTATCTTAGTCCTATAGATTTTCTACGCATCATTGACATTCTTCTTTTAAACAATGTGCGTCTAAGTTTTGCTTTTCTTGTCGTCTTCCAAGAACGCTTTAGCATTCTTGCTTTGTGTAACCTAACATTTGCTGGTATTCGTTTAACTGTCTTACCAGATATCTTATAACCTTTAAGAGCAGACCTTTGTACATTACGTTGTAGAACAATTCTACCTTGTTTGTTTCTACGAATGCGGCGTCTAATCTTTTGAATGCGCCCCATCTTAACAATATTTGGATTGCGTCTTTTTTTTGCTTCATCCAAAAACTCTTCCGACATATCTTCAGCAACATATCGTTTTGCCTCTTGCAATCGTTTGGCAATTATCTCTTCTAAACGAGCAAGTATAAGTTCCTTTGCTTCAGATAATTTATTATTAATTATACTGTTGACAAAACTCATATACTTTTCCAAAACTTTCTATAGATTCAACTAATTTTTCTAAAAACTTATTCTTGTTATCGTCACTAAGACTATCATAAGTTTCTGATATTAGTTGAGTCATCTCGTCTGTCAACTCAACAGCATTACCATCTTCCAAATGCATCACGTTTGCTTCTGCTTGAATTGGATTCTTATCAATCCTTGGTCCGTAAGGAATAGAAAAATGTCTATCCAACTTCTGCGAATAGTATAACGCAATTTGTGTGTCATCTGGATACATACGAATTGCTTTTCTTCTTAATAACAATACTGGAGGAGGTTCTTTACTTAAACTAACCGACTCTTTTACTTCTTTCTTTCCTTCAGTATCTTTATCTTGGTTTTTATATACGTCTTCTACATCAACCAAGTCTGAAAACTTTAATCGTGCTCGTCTAACTTTGCGACCACTAGGACTAAGTTTATAGTCCGATGTATACTGAACCGTTTCTCTTCTTTCGTGTATTGCTTTTCGTGCTTGTGTATTGATGGTCTTATTATGTGAAAGCAAGTCCACCATCTTCACAAACATGTTCTGGATAATAGCACGATCTGCTTGAGTGAAGTTTGGTTTCTCTTCACCCATTCTATCCAGTATCTTATGAATGCGATTCATCTGTGCCTTATTGGCCAGACCAGCACGAATCAAAGCATCAAACTTAGAGTAGTCTGCCTTCTTGTCTTCTTCAACAATAAGTTTGAATTCGTCTAGTGCTTTCATTCTTCGGATTCAATTTCCTCTTCTGAGTATTCTTCTTCTTGCTCACCACCAAATAATGTGGATGCAATCTCTTGCTTACGATATTGAAGAGCATCAAATGCCTTAGAAGAAAGCAACTCTTCCAATTCTTCCTTGGCTGTTACATTGTCACCAGCAGCAATACTGTTTATAAAGTTATTAATATTTTCCATAATATCTCCTATTTAGCGTTTTGTTACCGCTTTGTTTAACGATGAATCCAATTGTGGAGTCAACGATTCAGGTGCATCATCAGATTCTTCAGTATTATTCTCTGGAGGATACTGGTTCGGGTCTTCACCTTGTTGTTCCTGACCACCACCCATAGTCGGACCTTGCATAAAGTCAGGTAAGTTTTCTTTCTCGTACATAATCTGTTTTTGCATTTCTTCAATCTCTTCTTCAGTCATCATCAACACTTTCTGTTTGACAAACTGTTGTGAGAAGTAACGACCAATAAATGGATCAAGTGTTGCTACCATTTGAATACGGTTCTGTAACAACTCCGACTCACGCATTTCAGTGAAGTTATTATCTTTAAGGAAGTCATAATAGATATCATCCTTAAAGTCTTCCCACTCTTCTAATGTGCAGATACCTTTTAACGATAACTGAACGCCTAGTGCTTCATCGAATAGATTAGTAAACTTGTTACGTAACTGTTGTATATACTTTGCAAACTTTAATTCATCACGTGTAACTTCTTGTGACCGACCAAGACCAGCAAATCCACCTTCTTGTGGCTCAAGTCGTGAGTATGGAACATTCAACGATTGTAAAAGTTTTTTCTGAAAGTATTTAACATCTTCCAGTTCACCTAAGTTCTGACCTGCTGGCAACGTAGTAATCTCTGTGCCTTTACCACCTTCACGGCGAGGCAACCAGAAGTCTTCAAGCATTGACATGTGCTTACGCTCATCACGTAACTCACCTGTGTTGGCATCATACACCATCTTGTTACGATACTTGACCATAACATCACGCAGATACTGTTCTGCTTTACCTTTAGGCAAGTTACCAACGTCAATGTAGAATATACGGCGTTCAGGAGCACGACTAATACGGTAGATAACAATCGCATCTTCAATCATTCGTAGTTGATTGAGTGGTTTGATTGCCTTGTGTAGATATGAAATAACGAAAGTGTTCTTTGCATCCATCATTCCAGAGTTCACATTAATAATTGAGTCTGGAGAGATGCGTAATCCTTGATTTACTTGTGCAGTAAATGTTTGTTGTGCTGTTCCACGGTCATTAAACACGTAGTATTCGGCAATCGATTTGATAATCGTTGCGCCAGTTTTTGGGTCACGGTCTTTTTTAATCTCACGAACTTTACGAATCTTTCGTGGATCAATGTATCGTAGTTCCTGAATACCCTGATTAGGAGTTTTTTCATTTACAATTACTTGATAGAATAAACGACCATCAATATACCAACGTCTAAACAAATCATCGGCAAGATTAGAAAAGTTTAGCATTTTTAAAATAGCATCAAACTCTTCTTCTATTTTCTTCTTGATTGATGCTGGTTGTTTTAAATCATCCAGAACAATCTTGAGAACCTTACCAGACTTATCGTGTGTGATTGCTTCATTTACAACCTCACCAATGGCCATATCCAATTCAGGATGGTTGGACATTTCACGATATCGAGTAATCAACTCTATCTCATTACGTACCGAACCTTCTAAATCAACGTAGGTTCCGTAGTGAGCATTCTGAGTAATAGTTACCGCACCGTCATCCAGTGCAGCAGTAGGAAGCGTAAAAGAAGGTTGTTCAGGCTTCTCAACCTGAACAACATCCTTGCTACCTAGAGTAAATCCAAAAAGTTTAATGGCCATTAATTTCTCATTCTATAGAAAAA